CTTAGTCGGGGTGCGCACGCAGTGCAACAACACCCCCACCCTTACGGGTGAGGTACAAACACCAAAGGAGCTGTAGTACCCTATGTCTAGCCTTCCCACTACGCGTACGAGAAGTCTCCTTCAGGCAGCGCCTGATGGATTCGTCTCAACTACCAGTATCGTGAACAATCAAGTTCCGATAGTGACTAGTGCACGTGCAGTGGGTGCGGTTAGGAAGGGGAGACAGGTTACTGTCTCGGAAGGGCATCCTTTCAAATCCCGTCCAAAGGGATTTAGAGGGGATATCGGAGGGGATTTCTTCACACAACGTGAGTATGTTGAAGGCCTAAGTCAGGTCTCCGACGCTCAGGTTGCGATTGGAAGTCCCGTAAGTACATATAGGAAGCATGATTATCATGGTCCTATATTTCCGATAAATCCTGCAAGCGGACCCAACTGGTCAAACCTTCCGCAACAATATTCGTCAAATACGACTATTGACGCGGTTGGCGCGACAGCTGTGAAAGCTTGCAAGCCCACGAATTCAGTCGCTAACGCGGCTACCTTCCTCGGTGAACTCGTCAAAGATGGTATTCCACATCTTGCCGGGCATGCCGTTTGGAAGGATAGAACTCTCTCGGCTCGCAACGCGAGTCAGGAGTTCTTGAATTCAGAGTTTGGCTGGAAGCCTCTTGTCAGCGACGTACGCAGTTTTGCGTACGCCGTGCGTCATGCTGATACTGTGTTAAAACAGTATGAACGTGATGCAGGCAAGATCGTTCGTCGCCATTACTCGTTTCCTACTACAACCCAGCGGACTTTTGATCCTCCGTCTGAGAGTTCATATGAATATATGAATCCTCTCAACTCGGATTTTCAAAATCCGTCTGCTTGGGCAGGGTTCCAGAAATCCACTGAGACCATACAGCGTAGGTGGTTTTCAGGTGCATTCACGTATCATCTTCCGACCGGATTAGACTCCCGGTCAAAGATGGGACGGTTTGCCCTGTATGCCGATAAGTTGCTCGGCACATCACTTACGCCTGAGGTTTTGTGGAATCTGGCTCCCTGGAGCTGGGCTGTGGACTGGTTCAGTAATACTGGAGATGTTGTTTCCAATATCTCTGATTGGGCCACAGACGGTCTGGTTATGCAGTGGGGTTACATGATGGAACATACCATCGAAAGAGTAACCTACACTAGCACGAAATCGGGTTTTCGAAATCCGAAAACTCGTGCTACGCCGCTGTCCTTCGTAAGAGAAACGAAGATACGTCGGCGTGCTAACCCCTTTGGTTTTGGGGTGTCCTGGAATGGCTTGTCACCACTCCAGACCCTCATAGCTACGGCCATCGGACTTACCCGGTAGCTGTGGCATGTTGTTACACATGCTAACCACCAGGTCAGATTCGTTCTGACCGCAGTAGAAGGAGCACGCCTATGGCGTTCACAGACCCACAGTCCGTCACGATCTCGGGGGTGGCAACCTCCCTTCCGCGCGTAAGCACGGGTAAGGGAGAGTCATCCTACTCGAGTTCGGACGGTCTAATTAC